TGGCCGCCCTTGATGAAATCCTGGATACATGTAACGGTAAACCTGTCTTGGTGTTTTACGCTTACAGGCATGACCTAGCCAGGCTGAAAGCATATCTGAAAAAACGCAACCCCCGGACACTGGACACTGCAAAGGATATCGCGGACTGGAACAGCGGTCAGATACCGGTACTGCTGGCGCACCCGGCGTCCGCCGGCCACGGGTTGAACCTGCAGGCAGGTGGAAATATCATCGTCTGGTTTGGGTTGACCTGGAGTTTGGAGCTGTACCAGCAGGCTAATGCCAGGCTTGAGCGGCAGGGCCAGCAGCACAACAGTGTGATAGTACACCACTTAGTTGCGGAAGGGACAATTGATGAGGATGTGATGAAAGCACTTAAAAATAAAGCTACAGGACAGGAGGCGTTGCTGGCGGCGGTTAAGGCTAGGATCGCCAGGATTGCGGCATAGGAGAGAGGTGATCGCTATGGCGGGGTGAAAAGAGCGACATACAACAGGCCTAAAAAGTCAAGGCAAATTGGTTTTTGCAAGTATCACCGGTGGCCTTTGAGTTGGCCCCAGGTTAAGAATTACGGGTGTCTCCATAAAAAGAGAGAAGGATCCTGGTGCTGCCACTTCAGGCCTAACCTGAAGCATAGTTTTTGGGCCAGCAGGAGGATTCCTGAAAGTATAAAGTGCAAGTTGGAAGCGGCTATTGGAACAGGGGGTGCCTAAGTGGGCGAGAATAAAGAAACCCTGCAGAAATTTGCAAGGCTGGCCAGGGAGCAGGTGGACAAGACTGTCCGGGAAAACATCCGGGCCATCGAGCAGCGCAATATGCGTGAGAACGAAATCAAGCACGGTTGTCCGGATTGTCCGGCTGCGCGTTGTGTCACAACATGCCCGCGTTATTTGACACACTACGCTAGCAGGGCGGAGTTTTGGGACTGGTGGGGGAGAACCAGCCCGCCGGATCGGCGGGAGAAGGAGGCTGTCCAGCACATACCGGCGCCGCCGGCGAAGCGGGGAGGGGGGAGTAAGTCAAAGCGAAAGCGGAAAAAGCAATACCAGGACTTGCGCCGGTGGGTTGTTGGATAGTTGACTAAATATTGACAGGCATGGTATAATAGCGGCGAAGCCGTACGCACCAAACAGCAAATCTGTGCCCAGTAGGGCGCTTTCTTTATGCCTTTTTGTGTCGGAATATGTCAGGAGGATCAGTAAACCTTTCCGCCGAATCATGCCGGAAAACGGCAGAAAGGGGTGATATGTTATTGTTTGAGTTAGGCAAAAACTATGTTATAAACTTAATACATGGAGACGACCAAAGAGAAGAGATATGGAATTGCATAGTGCAGCAATTTGACCAACAAAATGGATTATTGAAAGTAAAACAAGGAGAAGATGTTTATATTTTTAATGTAAAAAGTCCTGGTTTCTTTTATGCAAAACTTTTAAATTATTAGAGCCCACCAGGGGCTCTTTCTTTATGCCTATAAGGCCATCACCAGTCATAAGCAGTAGCAACACGAAGGGGCCGCCCACGAAAGGGGCGTTTTGGTTATAGTTTTTTTTGTTAGGAGGAAATAACCCCCTTAATTTAGAATTTATTTCTAAAAGGGGGTGTTTTAAAATGTCCACTTTGTATAATTTAGATGGATTGGCGAAAGTAATAGCAGATGATTTAGTTAGAGATTTAAAACATTTTAGAAACGCCGATACAGAAAGCAGAAGCGAAAGAATAGTTTGTTTGGCTGATTTGAAGGAAGAATATCAGGAAGAAGTTAACATGAAACAAAGTATCTACTCAGGCAAAAAAGTTAATTTGGATAGAAGGTTATTCTGGGAAATAGTTATCCAGAAAAAGATTGTTTTAATAAACAAGATTGGCGGCATAAAATTAATGGCTAAAGTTTGCAGCGAATTAGAGAAGCACCCTGAAGAAAGAATATATCATTTCTCTTCCGCTTTTGATAGATTAGCAGATGGGATCGGTAATTGGATAAGTTAAATCAGAGCCCACGGGTTCTTTTCTTTTTGGAGTTGTGGAGGTTTAAGCAATGTCTGTAGATAAACCATCGGCATTTGAACGAAACAGACCTGGTGAAAACGCAGTTGTGAGTTTAACCAAAGTAATTTTAGGAGTCGTATTGTTGGCATTGGCTTACGTATCGCCGTTGTTTCTGTTATACTTTCAAGGTTTTAGAATTCACTAGCCCTCCGGGCTCTTTCTTTTTGGAGTGATTTGATGTACGGCAAAATAACTTATAAAGGCCAGGAGATCCACGCCTGCTGCACAAGGCAAAACCTGGTTGATGCTTATATAATGTGCAGGTTATTCCCGGCAGCGATCTGCAAAAACTGTGGCGAGGTAACCGGAGTATTCGGAGCCGTGAGGGAATGGATATTCAGGTTTTTCTTTGCGCCCTTCTGGGATGGGCAGGTGCTGATACCCAAAGAGTTAATGAGTGATGATGAATTGGAAAGGATAGAGAGGTTTAATAATGGCTAAACGAATACCATCACCCTGCCGGCATCCAGGCTGTCCGGCCCTGGTTGAAGGCGGCGGTTATTGCGATAAGCATAAAAAACAGGAGAAAGCTTGGAAGAATAGAGACTATGACAGGCAGCGGGGGACATCAGCACAAAGAGGTTACAATGCTCAATGGCAAAAAGTCAGGCGGCTTAAGCTGCAGCAGGATCCTCTCTGTGAGAGATGCTTGAAAGCGGGACGTTTGGTTGCTGCAACGGTGGTTCACCATATAAAGCCGGTGGATAAGTACCCGGAGCTAAGGCTTGCGATGGATAATTTGCAATCACTTTGCCAGGGATGTCACAACAGGATTCACGGCAATCATAAGTAACAATAATAGTTGGGCTGGGGGTAGGGGGTAAAATCTCTACAACCTGGCGGAGCTAGACCGGGCGCGCGGGTTTCTTCATGCGGCCGCAAGTTTTTATAGGGGGGTCTAAGCCCCAACCATAACCGAAACTTATACATACAAGGGGGTGTAAGCAATAGGTAAACGCGGACCCGCACCGAAACCGACCAACTTAAAACTGCTCCAGGGCAATCCGGGGAAACGGCCAATCAACCAGGACGAGCCCAAGCCGAAACCCATTGCGCCGAAGCCTCCGGCCTGGTTACCGAAGGAAGCGAAGAAGATCTGGAAGCAGTTGGCTCCTAAGTTAGAACCACTTGCACTGTTGACCGAAATTGATTTTCTTAATTTCCAAAATCTTTGTCTTGCAGCCGCTAGAGTAAAAGAGATGCAGCAGGTCCTTGAAGAGAAGGGCTTGGTCATGGAGATTGAAACAAACGCTGGCGCCATCTACTACCAGCAGCGCCCGGAGGTAGCCATCCTTCATAAGAACATGGAATTGGTCAACAAGCTCGGTGCCAAGTTCGGCCTCTCCCCGGCGGATCGGGTTGGCCTCGGCGTAAAGCCGAAACAGGAAAACAAGGACCCCTTCGAGGAGTTCTTGAGCCGTGGCAAGAAAGCCTAAACACCCGGTCACTGAGTATGCTGAGAAAGTTGTCAAGGGTAAGATACTGGCCGGGGAGTTAACAAAGCTTGCCTGTGAACGACATCTCCGGGATCTTAAGACCTGTAAAAGTCGCGGGCTGTATTTCGACGAAGAAGCGGCCGACCACGCCATTGAATTTTTCCAGTTTCTTAAGCACTCCAAGGGTGAGTGGGCTGGCTGCACATTCGAGCTTGAATTGTGGCAAAAGTTTATAGTCGGTTCCCTTTTTGGTTGGATGCGAAAAGACGGAACCAGGCGGTTTAGAACCGGTCTTATAGAAGTGCCCAGGAAAAACGGTAAGTCCACTCTGATTGCAGGGATTGGACTTTATTTGTTTGTAGCAGATGGCGAGCCCGGAGCGGAAATATACTCAGCGGCGACTAAACGGGATCAGGCAAGAATTGTCTGGACTGAAGCAGCAAAGATGGTCAAGGCATCGCCCGACCTTGCCGCCAGAATCCGCGTGTATCCGGGCAAAGGTAATATGCACATCGAAGCGACCGGAGCCAAGTTTGAGCCCCTGGGCGCCGATGCTGATACCATGGACGGATTAAACGTTCACGGGGCCTTGATTGATGAACTGCATGCTCATAAAAACAGGGAAGTGTGGGACGTGCTGGAGACGGCCACCGGTGCCAGACGCCAGCCTTTACAGATAGCCATAACCACCGCTGGTTTTGATCAGCACGGCATTGGTTATGAGCAGCACGAATATGGCACTAAAATACTCAAGCGCACTATTAAAGACGACACATACTTTGTGTACATCGCATGCATGGATGACGACGACGATTGGACCAGCGTAACTACCTGGAAAAAGGCCAATCCGAACTTCGGTATATCTGTAAAAGAAGATGACCTCAAAAGAAAGTGTGAAAAGGCCAAAGAAATCCCTGCGGCCCAGAATAACTTCCTCTGTAAACACTTGAACAAATGGACCCAGCAAGCAACCAGGTGGATAGATCTTGGCATTTGGGATGAAAACGCAAGCATAGTAGTTGAAGAGGAATTGCGCGGCCGTACATGTTACGGCGGCCTGGACCTGTCAAGCGTAAATGATATAACTGCATGGGTCATGGTCTTCCCGGACGATGACGACATTGAAACCGTAGATGTGCTGTGCAGGTTCTTTTGCCCGGAGGCGCGGCTTTATGATCCGCGGAACAAATACAAAGACCAGTACCAGGCCTGGGCAAAGCAAGGGTTTTTAACGCCAACGCCGGGCGAAGTTGTAGATTACGCTTTTGTCAGAGAGCAAATTATCAGAGATGCGGAAACTTTTGACCTTGTTGACATGAACATTGACCGCTTATTTAACTCACACCAAATTGCCGGCGAACTGATGGACGCCGGCATTAAAGTTATCGGAATGGTGCAGGGTCACCTCAGCTACGCTGTACCGATGAAAGAGTTTGAGCGGCGTTTGCTGTCTCGCAAGATCAGGCACGGGGGCAATCCCGTTCTGCGTTGGATGGCCGATAACGTAGCCGTCAGGGAAGACCCTGCAGGCAACCTGAAGCCGGATAAGGCGAATAGCCAGGGTAAAATTGACGGCATTGTAGCCCTTGTTATGGCTCTGGATAGAGCGATTAGACACCAAGATGTTTCTATCTATGAAACCCAAGGGATTTTTGTGGTATAAAGGGGGTTTGGTAATTGAGGATACCGTTTATATCAGATTGGTTGGAGAAAAGATCAACGTTAGCCAACCCCGCCCAGTGGCTTGTTGATGCCCTGACAGGAGGCAGTAAATCCGCCGCCGGGGTAAGTGTAACCGAATCCAAAGCTCTTACGGCCAGCGGAGTTTATGCCTGTGTCAAAATACTGGCTGAAACAGTTGCTAGCCTGCCGCTTCCAGTTTACCGTCGGCTAAGTCCACGGGGGAAAGAACGGGCGCCCGATCACCCGTTATACTATATTCTGCATGATGAACCGAACCCCGAAATGACTGCCTTTACTTTTAAAGAAGCCCTTATGGGGCATTTGACATTATGGGGCAACGCCTATGCGGAAATAGAATGGGGTGCTAATGGCAGGCCGCGTGCACTTTGGCCTTTGCGGCCAGACAATACATGGCCTGAGCGGGACAGCGCAACCAAAAAAATAATTTATAAAACAATTATCGACGGTACCACCTATGTTTTGCCGGCCCAAAACGTGCTTCACATTTTGGGATTGAGTGCTGAAGGACTGGTCGGCTACAGCCCGATCCGCATGGCCCGGGAGGCCATAGGGTTATCACTAGCCGCCGAGGAATTCGGTTCAAGGTTGTTTTCCAACGGCGCTCATCCCGGTGGCATAATTGAATACCCGAACAAGCTCAGAAAAGAAGCGAGGGAGCAATTTGAAAAGTCAATTAAGGAAGCATACAGTGGGCTAAGCAAAAGCCATCGTTTAATGGTCCTTGAAGAGGGACTAAAGTATCACCAGGTTGCCATACCCCCAGATGACGCCCAATTCCTTGAAACACGAAAATTTCAGCTAAATGAAATATGCAGGATATTTAGGGTGCCGCCTCATATGGTGGGCGATCTGGAAAGAGCGACTTTCTCCAATATCGAGCATCAGAGCCTTGAATTTGTGATGTACACCATAAGGCCCTGGCTGGTACGGTGGGAGCAGGCAATTCATTCTAAGCTATTTAGCCGGCAGGAAAGACAAACTTACTTTGCCGAGTTTTTAATAGAAGGACTGCTCCGGGGTGACGTGCAGGCCAGGTCGCAGTTCTACCGGGAAATGTTCATGATCGGGGCCATGTCACAAAACGACATCCGTGAAAAAGAAAATATGAACCCCATAGAAGGCGGCGATACTTATTATGTACCACTAAACATGGTACCGGCCGACATGGCCAGGAAGGTCCAGGAACCTACGGAACAAAATAGTAGGCAGGTGTTTTGGGAACAGCGCAGCATCAAGGTTGCCGACAACCGGCGCCTGCTGGCAAAAAGGTACGAGAAGGTTTTTGAAGATGCAGCCCAGCGCATAGTAAACCGGGAGGTTGCTGACATTAAACGGGCGCTGGACAAGCACTTTGCCAGGCGCGACGCCACAAGCTTTAATCAGTGGCTTGAACAGTTCTACCGGGAAGCGCCGGAATGGATACAACGGGTAATGACGCCCGTTGTTTTTAGTTACGCGGGCATCATCCAGGCCAATATCGCTGACGAATTGGACATAAAGCCGGGCATGACCCCAGAGTTAGAAGAGTTTGTACAGACTTACGTGAACACTTTCGCCACCCGGTATGTTGCATCATCTCAGGGTCAAATTAATGCATTGCTGGTCGAGGCCCTGGATAACAATATAGACCCGGTAGAGAAAGTCGTAAAACGTCTTAAAGAGTGGGAAGAGAAGCGCCCGCGAAAAGTGGCCATGCGGGAAACCATCCAGGTAGCCGGAGCTGTTGCTCTAAAGGTTTATAAAACCAACGGGGTTACGCGGTTAAAGTGGCGTGCCCGGGGCGACAGCTGCAAGTTCTGTCAAAAGCTTGACGGGACGGTTGTCGGCATAGAACAGACCTTTGCGCATGAAGGAAGCGGGGTGGAGGCCGATGGCGAGACTTTAACGCCGCGCGGGAAAGTGATGCACCCACCTTTACATGCCGGGTGCGACTGCGTAGTCGTAGCTGTGCAAGATTAGGAGGTGGCCAACATTGAAATATGAATTAAGTTTCTTGCCACTGGAAGCATCTGAAATGCGGGTAGAAACTGAAGAAGGAAAGCCAAAACGCATTGTGGGTTATGCCGCGGTGTTCAACCGTAAAAGCGAAGACTTGGGCGGGTTTGTGGAAATCATCCGACCCGGCGCGTTTAGAAAAGCGATAGGCGACGGCGCGGACATAAGAGCGCTATTCAATCATGACCCTAATTACGTTATTGGGCGTACTACAAACGGCACTCTCAAGCTTGAAGAAAATCAAACCGGTCTTAAATACGAGGTTACACCGCCGGACACCCAGTGGGCCCGCGATTTGATCACATCTATCGAACGCGGGGATATTACCGGGTGTTCTTTTAGTTTCCGGGTCGCCAAAGACGGTGAGAAATGGTCTTCCCAGGGAGACTTACAACTGCGTGAACTTATTGACATTGAAGCAGTTGGTGATGTCGGGCCGGTTACATACCCGGCATATCCGGCCACATCTGTAAGCGTAAGGTCAAAGCAAGAAGTGTTTGAATCTTATACCGCCGAAGAAGCGCGGGCGCGTTCGGAGGCGGCTAAGATAGAAGCTCGGCGGGCGCTGAAGCTTCGCAAAATGCGGCTGGAGCTTGAAAAAGTAAAATAGGAGGAATGCAAGGTATGAAAACTGCACTTGAGTTAAGACAAGAGCGTGCAAATATTTGGGAGCAGGCCAAGGCTCTCATTGAAAAAGCGGAAGAAGAAAACCGTGATCTAACTGCCGAAGAACAGGAGCAGTACGACCGTATGATGCAGGACATGGAAAGCCTGCGCAAGCGCTATGAGCGCCTTGAAGAACAAGAGCGCTTAGAAGCTGAAATGCGGCAATCAATTAACGAGCCGCACAAGCCGAACCCGCAAAACCCGAATGAACCCGAAAAACGTGATAGCAACCCTTTGGCAGCTAAAGAGTACCGGGAAGCTTTCTGGCAGCAATTCCGCTACGGTAAAAACATCCTTGGCGCTGAGGAAATGCGCTCCTTGAATGTGGGTAGCGACTCCGCTGGCGGATACATGGTACCGGACGAGTTTGAGCGTCAATTGATCCAAGGACTGGAAGAGGAAAATATCATGCGTGGCTATGCCACTGTCATCCAAACCTCATCCGGCGACCGGTCGATCCCGGTAGTAACTTCGCACGGTCAGGCTTACTGGGCCGGGGAAGAGAAGGACTATAAAGAAAGCGACGACAAATTCGGGCAAAAAACCTTGGGCGCTCATAAGATTACTGTGTTGATGAAAGTATCGGAAGAGCTGTTAAATGATGCATTCTTTAACCTGGAGAACTACGTCCGGCGTGAATTTGCACGCCGTGTAGGCGTCAAAGAAGAAGAAGCATTTATTAGCGGTGACGGTGTGGGCAAGCCCAGGGGGATAATCCTTGACGCTGACGTAGGCAAGATTACGGCCGCCAACAATGCCATAACTGCTGATGAACTGATTGATTTGTTCTACTCTCTCAAGCGCCCGTACCGCATCCGGGCTACCTGGATGTTTAACGATTCCACTGCCAAGGTGATCCGCAAACTCAAAGACAACGACGGTCAGTACATCTGGCAGCCGGGCTTGCAGGCTGGCCAACCAGACCGCTTGATGGGTCGCCCGATAGCGATATCCTCAGCCATGCCGGAAATTAACGCCGGTGCAAAGGTTATTGCATTTGGTGACCTGTCTTTCTACTGGGTTGCTGACCGCCAGGGGCGCGTTTTTCAGCGTCTGGGTGAGCTCTATGCTACCAGTGGTCAAGTTGGATTCCGCGCGTACCAGCGCGTGGACGGCGCTTTGATCCTGGCTGAAGCTGTTAAAGTTATGCAGATGCACGTTTAATTAGCGTGTATCTGCTTTTCCAAATCCTTAGGAGGTAGATAACCAATGATGCGCGATTTGCATAATAACATTAAAGCTGTACGGGCTATAAGCCCCGTGGTCGTGGCTGACGATACTGCTCAGGTGGGTCAAATTATTGACCGCCAGGGTTTTGAATCCCTGGAATTTGTAATTCTGACTGGGACACTGGCTGATGCGGATGCAACCTTTGCTGTTTTAGTGGAGCACGGTGACGCTTCTGATTTATCAGACGCCGATGCCGTGGCCGACAATGATCTCTTGGGTACCGAGGCCGACGCGAGCTTTACTGCAGCTGATGATAATGCAGTAAAAAAGATCGGCTACAAAGGGGAGAAGAGGTACGTCCGCCTGACTATAACTCCATCGGGTAATGCTGCTAACGCGTCGTTGGCGGCCGTGGCCATTCTGAGCCATGCGTTTGATAAGCCCGTGTCTTAAGTTAAGTGTTGGGAAATAAGTGACGGGCAGGCAATTTAGCCTGCCCGCCAATATATTATTCTGAGGTGCATGCTATGAAAATTAAAATTTTAACCTCGTTGGCTGGCATAAACTTTAGTTATTCCGTAGGTCAGATTGCTGAAGTTGATGATAAAACGGCAATACACTGGGTTAAAGCGGGCCTGGCTGAGCCTGTGGACGCCAAGCAATTTGAAAATGCTGTAATAGAGCCGCCTGAAAATGCGGCGTTAAAGGCTGCCAAAGACAAATATCCCAAACATATTGGCGGCGGCTGGTATGAGTTGCCTAATGGCGAAAAGGTAAAGGGAAAAGATGAAGCACTGGAGGCCATGGCTAAATTAGAAAAAGGCGGGAACGAGGAAGGCGGGGATGTAGATGCCGCTGGAGGCGAACGCCCTGACGACAAAGGAAACGGTTAAATCTTTCTTAAAAATTAATGAAGCTGATACATCTCAGGATATTTTGATAGAAATGTTAATTAACGCTGTATCAAGCAACATAGAAGTCTATTGTAACCGACGATTTGGTCAAAACCAGTATACCGATGAAGTTTATTCTGGAAACGGTGACATCTACTTGATTTTAAACCAGTTTCCAGTTTTAGAAGTGGCTGCTGTGAAAATTGATAATGAAGAGGTCACTGATTACGAATTAAAACCTGATAGCGGCATTCTCTTCCGGGAGGCCAGCTGGCCAGAAGGTGAGCGGAATATTAAGGTAAGCTATAAGGCCGGTTATGTTTTACCTAAGGATGACACAGAGCAATCGCCCCGTACCCTGCCGCACGATCTGGAACTTGCTTGCATAATCTGGGTCATGTATTTATTTGAAAGAAAGGATAGCTTTGGTAAGGATAATGAAAGAATTGAAGGGATTAGTTATCAATATTCAAAACAAACGCTTGGTGTAAATGTGCTTGATGCGCCACCCGAGGTCCTAGCTTTAATAAATCTGCATAGGAAGTTGACTGTATGAGAGTAAATGATAACAACCGTATACCGAAACTAATTAAGGTGTTAAAGGAGTTGAGCAAAAAACATGTAGAAATCGGTGTTTTTGGCGATAACAATAGGTGGTTTTTATACATGGTGGCCCGCGTCCATGAATTTGGAACCGACATAAAAGTAACGCCCAGAATGAGGGCGTTTTTTGCTTACCAGGGGCATCCTCTGAAAAGCGAAACAAAGAGAATCCATATCCCGGAGCGGAGTTTTATACGTACAGCTCACGACGAAAACATCAAAGCTCTGGAAAGCTATATGGAAAAACTGCTGGTAGGTGTATTAGAACTTAAAATGTCTGCCGATCAGTTTTATGAAAAAGTTGGGGAATGGATGGTTGAAAAAATACAGCAAAAAATTACCGATGTTGGCTTGGTTAAAACGGGGGCACTCCGGGACAGTATTACTTACCGGGTGGTTGAGGATAAATGAAGCTGCCGCGCAAATTTAAGACAATCATTTACAAGATCGAAGAAACCGGCGGTTATTACGCCGACAATGGCAAGTGGGTTCCTGGCACCCAGCAAGAAGTCCCCGTTGAGGCCGTTGTCATGCCGCTTAATAATGAAGATCTGCAATATGACGAGAACGGTACCTATACTTCCCTTGATCGAAAAATTTATACCCAGGAGCAGTTTGAGTTGGGTCAGAAAGTAAGGATCGGGAGTGACATATTCAAGATCAACGAGGGTAAGGACTACGGCGACTACGCTGGGATCTGGATTTACTTTGCCGTTAGGGCGGGTGATTAAATGGATTACGCAGCCATAAGGGACTACATAAATACACAATTAAAAGCTTATCTGAAAATACCAGTCATCATAGGTGACCAGGTGGGAGAAAAGCCTGAATACCCGTTCCTGCGCACCAAGTTCACCATGCCTTTTAACCCGGAATTCCCGGTACCTTTGAACGCCCCCGAAACCTTTGAAACGGTACCCAGCCAGGACCCGAACTGGGAGTACGACGTAGAAATTACCCGGCGTACGAACCCGTCAATGTCCCTGAGCATAACAGCTTACGCCCTGGATGAGGACCAGGCTGTGGAGTTGGCCATCAAGGCACACAACTGGTTTTCGTTTTACGCATACGACGACCTGCGCAGCGCGGGCATCGTAGTTGCCGGCATCGGCGCTATCCACAACCGGGACACGCTGATTGTCGGAGACTACGAGCGCAGGCAGGGGTTCGACGTAACCCTGCAGGTGAGGCAGGAGCTTAAGAAGACTGTACCCACCATTGAAGGGGTGGAGTACGACGCGAATTTGTAAAGGAGTGATACCATGCCTAATTACAGCGACGTAACTGTCACCATTACGTCCACCAGGCCGGCGGTAACCCAGATAGGCTTCGGGGTGCCGCTTATTTTTAGTACCAGCGGAGCTCATGACTATAAAGAATACAACCGGCTGTCCGAAGTTGAAGTTGACTTTGCCCAGGGAACGCCGGAATATGCAATGGCTCAGGCAATTTTTGCCCAGGACCCGGCGCCGGAGAAGATAGCTATTTACGGCATCGCTTATGCATCGGGCACGGATCCCGTAACCGATCTTTCTGATGCACTGAATACCCTGGTTAAATCGCACAACGACTGGTATTTCCTGCTCTGCACTGAGAGCGGAGCAGCTGAAATTGCCGAGCTGGACAGCTGGGTTTCCGGCACAAACAAAATGTTTTTTACCCGCACCACCAACCAGGCAGACCCGGTAAATTATAATTCCGAGCGCACGGTTATGTTTTTCGGCACCAACGCCGATACCGAGTACCCGGACGCGGCCTGGGTGGGGCGCTGTGCTCCGGAGCCGGTCGGGCGGATTACCTGGAAATATAAAACCCTGGAAGGTATTTCGACAGAGGCCATTTCCGTTGATGACCTTGAAACGCTGCACGACAACGGCGGCGTCACTTACATCAACAAGTTCGGCACGCCGCAAACTTCAGAGGGTATCGCTACCAACGGCAGTTACATCGACGTAACCAGATCCAAGGACTGGATTGTTGCCGAGATGACCAAGCAGGTGCATGAGTTACTTTTTAGCGTGCCCAAAATCCCGTACACTTTGGACGGTGTCGCGATGGTGGTGGACCGGGTTAAGCGGGTCCTGGAGCTGGCCGTTGACCAGGGCATTATTGACAAAGACGCCGATGGAAACGGCCTGTGGACCGTTGTACCGCCGTCCCTGGACGAGATCGACGCTGCCAAGAAGGAGCAAAGGATACTGCCCGGGGTTTATTTCGAAGCCACGCCCACCGGGGCTGTCCATGGTATGGAAATTACCGGCGTAGTGTTCGCCAGCTAAGGAGGGGTACAGATGGATTACGATCCCAGGAATGTTAAGCTCGTTGTAAACGGGGAAACCGTCACCGGGTATGCTGAGGATACGTTCATCCGGGCCAGCAAAGATGAGGATAACTACAGCATTCATGTCGGGGCCCAGGGCGAAGTTACACGGTCCCGTATTGCTCACCCGGTTGGCACGATAACGGTGACGCTGAAATCTACCAGCCCGTTTAACGCCAAGTTTGCGAAGCTGGCACAGAGCAAGGAATACTTTGCCGCGCACATCACTGACGGAAACACCGGTGCCACCAACGTGGGCGGAAGCAAATGCTTCTTTTTGAAGCCCGCTGACCGCGAGTGGGGCCGGGAGGAAAGCGAGCGGGAGTGGACGATTAAGGTGCTGGATTACGTGCCGCTGGAGAGTGAATAAGATAACCCCCGGGCAATTCGGGGGTTATTTTAAAACTCCTTTTTTCTTTAATTCAAGTAATTTCTCGTACAATATTTTAATTCGCTTGGGACACCCAAATTCAATTTGAGATTCATAAAGTTCTTTAATGAAATCATCTTTTTCTGGTGGCAAGTTAGCTAAAGTACCTTTTGCAGCTGGGTAACCCAAGCATACAGATGATGTGAAAGATAGTATATGATTTCGCACAATTCCACCTTGGTATAATGCGCTTTGGTAGTCTTTATGGTTTACTGCTTCCGATTGCGCAAAGTTTATCTCGCTTCTTAATGTCTTATATTCATCCTTCATTTTCTTTACTTTTTTGTATATAGGAATCAACTCATTGGCAAGCTGTGCTCTGGTTATTTCTCCTTTTTCCCATTTTGTATAACTACTTTTAATTTGTTTAAGGTAAGACAATGTTTCCTCTAGTTTAATAGCTTCCCATTTTGCCAATTGTATCAATTCAGGCGGGTAGTTATCGGGCATTTTAGTATTTTTTTTTCGACTGGCTATCTGCTTGCTGGCTGCAAGAAGCAATAAACAAGCAAACAATTACAACTAAAGAAATTAAGACTACTCGTTTCAAATAAGTCTCCTCCTTAAACTTATTGAGATTATTTTATTTTAAATGATATTGTTAATCAATGAAAGGATGTGTCGAAATATGGCAAGGCAAGAAAAAGTGATTATTGACGGTGTTGAATATACTTTGCAGCACCCAGGCGCTGTTTGGTACTTGGACATGAATGACAGGTGCCGTGGCCCTCACGGTTTAAAAATGTTGCCTTACGCCAAGGAAGTATTGGAGCATGTTGTTATTGAGCCCAGGTTGAGCGTGGAAGATTTTGATGATGACCTTGCTGCATTGGAAAAATTATTGAGTGAAGTGGAAAAGTTTCTTCGGCGCAAGAAAAAGCAGAGCAATAATAAAGCGAAGGGCCAGGAATAAACTGGCTTTCTGGCGGCTTGTATTTAGCGGTATAAGCTATGAAGAAGCAAAAAAAATGGACTGGGATGAGATACTAGAAGCGAATGAAGCGCTTAATCTACTTACCCCGAAAGTGAAAGGGGGTAAATGATGCCAGCACTTAGGGAATTAGTTAATAAAATCGGCTTTAAGGTAGACTTCCGCGGACTACGCCGGGCTGAAGTTGAAACAGACCGTTTTGCCCAGGGGTTTGCCGAGGAGTTCAAGGAAGCGGGGATAAAGATTGAGCGGGAAATTGAAAGGATCGATCAATCTATCCGCGGTATCCACGATCCTCAAATAGACGCTTCTCAAAGCATTAATGAAATTCAACGCTTACAGAATGAAGTGGAGGAATTGAGACAAGAACTTAGGCGATTAGAACAACAGGGGCGAGATACAAATAATACACTTGGAAATATAGACTTCGGAGCTTTAGCCGGCGCGGGTGGTGCCGGCCTGGCCCTTGGTGTTATGCAGGATGTGGATAATTCTGCGGCAGATATCCAGGCACAGTTAGCGATAACCAGAAAAGAAGCCGAGGTCCTGCGCGGCGTGGCGATAGATGTATTTAAAGATAATTTTGCGGATAGTATTACAGATGCTACTCAAGGTGTTGTTCTGCTTAATCGCGTAACCGGGAAAACCAATGAAGAGCTAGAAAAAACAGCAAAAAAAGCCTTCCTTATAAGAGAGGCATTTCCAGATGCCTCTGCTGATATTCGAGAAATTGTTGATGCAACAAGGGCAGTTGCTTTTACCATGGAAATGGACTTTGATCGTGCTCTAGACGTTATTGCTACAGGTTTTGTTAAGAATTTAAATATCTCTGATGATTGGCTTGATACCGCCCGAGAGTTTTCTCCTAGCTTTAAGCGAATTGGCGCAGATGCTGAAAAAATGCTGGCTATAATTAGAACCGGTTTGGATTTGGGTATTCGTGACACTGACCGGATGGCTGACTCCATTAATGAATTTGGTATTCTAGTACAAGAAGGCGACAACGAGGGCTTATTTAATGTTGCAAAATCAATAGCAAAAACAGATCGGGCCGCTCAAAAACTAGTTAAAACATGGCAAAAAGATTTTGCACGAGGCGGAGAATCAGCTGCAAGGGTAACAAATGAAATTGTAAAAGGCCTCTTTGCGATAAAAGATCCATTAAAGCGAAACGAATATGGGATAAAACTATTCGGAACCATGTGGGAAGACACCGCTGGCGCGGTGGGTAAAGCATTACTTGAGGCTCAGGGGAAAGAAATAGAATTGCTTAACGCTACTGAAATCCTTGGCATCAAGCACGAAACTGCAGCTGAGAGAATAAAAGGTTTTGGTCGGTCATTGTTAGGTGATATCATTGCCCCGCTTGAAGATTTCGGGCCGATGCTAAACTTGGGTATTCAAGGTTTAACGAGTTTGGGCATGGCTTTGTTTGCGGCTCAAGGATTTGGACTAACGTTTGGCGGTGTAATGACCGCAGTTGGAACTGCTGTAAGATTTGCGCTTGGGCCAATAGGGCTGGCGATAACAGCAATAGGCCTAATAGGTTGGGCAGTTAAGGAAAATTGGGGCTTAATAATCGAATACACTGGCACCCTTAAACAGCGCTGGACAACCTTCTGGGATACCATCCGCAACAATGCAGTCGAAAACATTAACGAAGTTATCGACGGCCTCAACTGGCTGATTGAAAAAATCAACCTCATCCCGGGCATTAAAATTGGCACAATACACAAAATCGGCCAGGACGCACCCGGTGGAGGCATGCACATCCCTGAGCCGCCCGGCCTGGCCTACGGCGGCGAAGTAACTCGTTCCGGGTTAACCTTGGTCGGCGAGCGCGGCCCGGAGCTTTTACACCTGCCGGCCGGCGCCCAGGTACAGCCGTTACCTGCTGCGGCGACGGGAGGCGACACGTACACCATTAACATTTACGCCCCCAGCGGCGACGCAAGGGACATCGTGCGCGAGATTGACAACTACTTCAGGCGCCTGGCCGTCAAGCGGCCGCAGACTACCGAGAGGTAGGGAATAATATGGCACGAGCTATTCTTAGCAAGAAAAACAGCGACACAGAAAGAGTAGAATTTGACGTTGTTTATGACGAGGAACCGCAGTTCAGAAACCGGGTTACGGAGAAACCGGTAGAGAGCGGCGTTGACATTGTCGATCACGCCGAACCTCTGCCTTATACTTTCAGGCTTACCGGCATCGTGACAGGAGATGAGCATGGCCACGATGATGCGGCAGAGAAATTGAGGCAGTTGAAGGCATTCAGAAACCACAGGGAAATACTCACTTATGTGGGGAGAAACTTAGTAGACAACGTTGTAATTGAGGAACTGATCACTACCCACGATGCCAAAAACCGGGACGGCTTTAATTTTACTTTGACTTTGAAGCAGGTGCGCATCGCCGACAGCGTGATAAACTCGGGCGGCACTCCACCGGTTGGGCCGGACCCCGTGACCGGCGGAGATGCAGAACACCAGACAAAGTCTGTGCAGGACTTGGGAATTGTGAGATATACGTCCAAGCCCTGCGATGAAGAAGTGATAAAGAAAATTGAAAACACCTTAGGCGTAGAAATAGGAGAAGTTGAAAGAGATAGGATTTACTACCTGCCTGTAGAGAAAGAAAAAATACCGTGCAAGTTCAAAACGTACATCGACTACAGCCCGTATGAGATCACTATTATGTACAATGCCGAGGGCGACTTCTTTACCTGGAACATAAAGCATCCAAAAGTACCAGGCTATTCGTTTTATAACGGCAAAATAGTGTATGGTTTACCTGTGAAATTGCCCAAAACACGGGGCAGCCAGTACGACAATTTAGGTCGCTCCGGCAGAGCAGTGCTTTGGCCAATTGACATTACGGGTAAAGTAACCCGGGTGGGCTATGACAACCTGGGTGAAGAAGTCTTGATCTACGTGATCCCTGAAAGTTCGGTAAGGGGCGGGTTCCCGTGGTAAACTTCTGGATTCAAAGCATTGAAGTGATTGTGGACCAAGTGAGATTTAAGTCGTCCGACCTGGCTATTGAATTTGAGACCCGCTTTAACGATAAAAGCGAGCCCAACGACGGCGAAGTTAAGATATATAACCTTACCGACAACACTACCAACCGCGTAAAAAAGGGTGACAATATCATCATCAACGCCGGGTACCGGGAAGACACCGGTACCATTTTTATGGGTGTCATTGATGAAGTGCAGGGCAGCTGGGAGGACCTGGACCGGGTACTTACATTGAAAATAGGTGACGCCACGGACAAGTGGGCCAACACTGTCGTAAACCTGTCGTTCAAGCCCGGGATAAAGGCTTCGCAAATAATTAACGCTACCCTGGGGAGATTCGGGCTAGCCATTGGTGAATTCCGGCTGCCCAGGGATGTGATATACTCCCGAGGCAGAACGCTAAGCGCCCCGCTGCAGGCCGCGCTGCGGGAAATTTGCGCCGACTGCGGGGCAAAGTTTCACATCTCAAATGGCACTATCTATATTCGCGATCCCAATGCCGGCACCGAGACCGGCTGGTACCTGCGGCCCGACAGCGGCCTCATTGCCACCCCGCAGCCGATTGAGGGGGACGAAGAAAAGGATTACCGGGTAAGAAGCCTACTCAATTACAGGTTGCACGCGGACAGTATTATACGCATCGAAAGTCGCACGGCAAACGGGCTGTTCAGGGTAGTAAGCGGCAAGCACATCGCGCAATGGCCGGACCGGTTTGAAACGGAGTTGGAGGTGGCAGCTGTATGAGCGACGGGATTAGTTTTTTGGAGGGACTTATAGAAGAGCGCCTGGCACATCTCCACACGGCCATGCCGGCTCGGGTGGAGAGTTTTGACCCCGTAAAGATGCGGGCCACGGTGCAGCCGCTTTTTAGGCGGAAATTTAAAGGGCAGGGGGCAATACGCATGCCCTTACTGCTGGACGTGCCCGTTGCCTTTATCCGGGCTGGTGGTTTTGTTATTAGGCCACCTTTCCGAAAAGGCGACATTGTCCTGGTCGTGTTCAGTGAGCGGGCCATAGATAATGTGATCTATGCTGGCGAGGAAGCCGACCCGGGGATAAACAGGAAGCACGCCCTGGACGACGCCATAGTGGTCGGCGGGCTGTTGCCCAGTGTAGCAAAGCAGGAGGACGGTACAGCAGTAGAGCTGGGCCTGCCTGATACAAACGCTGCAGACCTGGTGCTGGGGAAAGAGGACTTTACCAGCGTGCTGGTCATGAATAGCAGCGGGGATATTGAGGCGGCAAACGCCGGTGGCAGTGTTAAACTAGAAGCCGAGACGGGTGACGTGATTATAAATAATACCGGCAACGTCTACCTTGGCGGTCCTGCAGCTAACGAAGGAGTACCTTTGGGCGATACCCTCAAAGAATGGCTTGATAACCACACCCACCATTACACCTGGGGCGATACCGCTGGCTCCGGTACTACTAACCCGCCGGACACTCTCAGCCCCAGTCCCAGCCAGAGGGTGAAAACCGTATGAAAACTTTCTACATTAATCCCGATACCGGTGACCTGGAATTTGACGGCCAGAACAATATTAAAATGGTTGAGGGCATCGAGGAAAAAGTACAATCCATGCGGCTTTTGTTCAGTACAAACCGTGGTGAATTTTTCTTAAACACCGGCCACGGTTTTGATTTTACCTACCTGCAGCAGAAGGCTCCGAGCATGGCCCGGATAATGCTGGAGGTATACCAGACAGCCAAGCAGGACCCGCGGGTGAAAGAGGTCTATGACATATTTCCGGAGTTCGACAGGGCAACGCGCAAGTTAAAGGTGCCGTTCAAGGTACTGATGGATGATGGGAGTGTTGTTGAGAATGAGGTGAACGTCTAATGCCTTTTGGTTTAGGACCTGACGGCTTCACTCGTAAAAAGTATGCGGATATAGTGGCCGACATGGAGGCCCGGGCCAGAAATCTTTTTGGTGAAAACGTAAACCTGTCCGAGCGCAGCCCGCTCGGTATTTTTATTAAGATTATTGCCTGGAGCATTGCTCTGCTCTGGGAGCTTGCGGAAGCGGTGTATTATTCAGCTTTTATTGATACTTCTGAGGGCACTTCTCTTGACTATGCCTGTAAATACGCTGGTATAGCACGAAAGCCAGCTAAAAAGGCCAGCGTAACACCAAGTGGCGATCCGGCGTATGTAAAATTTACAGGAGATGCGGGGACTACAGTTGCCCAAGGAAAGCGGGTCGCAACCGAAGACGGCGTTGAATTCGAGACACTAGAGGAAGTCACCCTGGACGCCGCTGGCGAGGCATACCCGAAAGTACAGGCGGTCGAGGCCGGGGAGCAGGGCAACGTGCCGGCCAATACAATTACCGTCATTATAAACCCGCAGGCTGGATTAAGCAGCGTAACTAACCCGGAAGAAATAACCGGTGGCCAGGACGAAGAGACGGACGCAGAATTGCGGCAGCGCTATTATGATTCCCTGGCCAAGGGCGGCAGCTCGACTGTGGAAAGTATAAAGGCAGCGCTTTTGGAAGTGGATGGAGTAAAGGACGTCGTCATAAACGAAAACGACACTATCAACACCGTGGACGGGATACCGCCCAAGTCATTCGAGGTGCTTGTATACGGCGGAACAGATAATGATGTGGCGCAGGCAATATTCAATTCCAAGTCTGCCGGCATACAAAGCTATGGCAGCACAACTGTGGACATTACCGATAGCATGGGCAAGGTGCACACCATAGGCTTTACCCGGCCCATATTCAAGGATATATATGTGGATGTCACACTAACTACCAACGAGAATTTCCCGGTTGACGGCAAAACCCAGGTACAGACCGAAATTATTAAATACATCGGCGGTACTGACGCCAACGCGGAAGCTCATGACGGCCTGGGACTGGGCGAGGATGTCATACATTACAAGGTCATCGCGGCCTGCAGTAACGTGCCGGGCATTACTGATTTGACCGTGCAGATAGGCTTTGCTGCAGATGCCCTTGGTACGGCCAATTTGGCTATAGCAAGCAACGAGGTGGCGCAGACCAATACCACTAAAGTTACGGTGACGGTGGCTTAAAGGAGGCGGGTTTTTTTGACTCAGTACAATGCTTATTTGAATAAGGACAAGGCCGGCAAGCTGACTTCCGCGATTTATGTTGACGGGGTTGGCTGGGTTAATTTGGTGCAGAATTACGCTGTAACAGCTGGCGGGCTGCTGGTCCCGCTAAAAAGCGCTGGCGATGGGCGGCTCCTGGGGGACGCAAATTTGCAGATAGGGGATGCGGATGTTGGAAACACCAACCCCGTGCCGGCTAAAATCGTGGACGCGAACGGGAACCCGGTGCAGTTGGTTGATAACGGGGATGGGACATATAGTATTCCTGCACGTATATTAAACGCGGTAGATACTAAGCCGTCGGATAGAGGGGCGCAAAACGTAGATATCTGCAGTGCCGCGGACACGTCTGGCGGAGTGACTGCAGCGCTCGGTAACTATAATCAGGCTACACTATATCTCGAATCTGCTGGGAGTATAAAGCTCACTGTGGAAGTATCACCTAACGGGGGAACGGACATATACGAAATACTTGAAAGTCCAATCATTTTAGATGCAGGAGAAAAGGTTGCGTATCCTTTTACCTATAAGGCGAACTGGATAAAAATAACTGGTTCGAATACATCGGCTGTTACAGCTAAAATACGGGGTATTTATTAACGCTAATATTTAGCGTTATTTATTTTTACGGAGGTGTGTAAAATGCCCGGAAGAAAATATAGTGTTCATTTCAATCAGAGCAAGTTAGGAGCTGGAGGCACGGCTGAATTCTTCCCTAATGCAGATACTTGGGTTAGCCCGTCAGCTAATTTGGGTGATGCAGGAGTTATTTTAACAACCACACCGCTGGGAGCAGATGCAAGTTACACCCAGGATTCACAGGATAGACTTGCACCGACTATGGAAGGGGATGTTTTCGCGTTCCCTGTGGGCAGTGTCCGTGGCCTGGTATGGGCCGACCAGGCCGGGACTTTGTACCTGGAGCAAAGTGACGATGATGCGGTATGGGAAACTGTTGCCAGTGTAGCCGTGAGCGCAAATACTACGACAGAACTTGACTGGTCTTCACTTTCTAAACGCTGGTATCGCTTTAGGTATGTTAACGGAGGGGTTGCTCAGGGTAGTTTTGTTTTAATTCAACAGGTTTCCGGGTTGGCGGTAATTAAAACCAATACTAAGCTAACGGGCAGTTCACTTCAAGATTCACAAGCTATTCCTACAAGCAAAAAGCAAGCCGATGTATTAGCAAATGATGAAACCGGCACAGTTACAGTTTTAGCTGGTGCGGTAAAAGGTTTAAATGATTATGTTGATTCTAGAAAATATTCAAAAATAACAGCACAAATACAATGGGATGCGGCAATATCTCATAAGTTATATATAACTAGGCGCTCTAGTGGACAAACCATGACTTATGATGATGATACGGTTGATGTGACGCAACAAAAGACAATGAAAGAGTTTATAATAAAAAATGCAGAGTCAAGGATATTTGTTAAAAATAACGATGCTTCAGACCACACAATTAAATACGATGTATTGGGGTGGTACTAATGACATTAGATGAAATAAAAAATACCTTGCCAATAAATGAGTATGGCAATGTTTATATGGAACTTTTTGATTGTGAAATCCCACCAGAAGATTTTTTGGCGCGCTTTAAAGGTGCTGAATTAGCCTGTGCCTCGTTATCTGCTCATGTAAATGCTACACCTGGCTGGATACAGCAATTTGAAAAGTGGAGAGATGATGGGATTATCCCTGCTTGATATTAAACTAACGGTGCCGCGCTAGCACAGGAAGAAAATTTAAAAATTTTCACTGGACACCTGCCCAGCAGAACAAATGTTTTAATTTGACGGCGCAAATGACGCATGGTATGGTATAATGTAAGCAGGCTAGGCCGGCGTCGCGAACCGGCCGAAAGGCGCACCTGGAGGCGCTGCCTGCTTCTATCATCTCCAGGACCAAAAATACCTTGCTCCAGGGAGGTATCATATCATGCGTCTCTCCGAAGCATGGGAGGCCTATGCCGCGGACAAGCGGTTACTTGGCTATTCCCCTCACACTTTACGCGCCTATCGTTTACAATCTACCCTTTTAATTCGGCACCTCGGAGACATTGACATCCAAGAAGTCACGTTTGAACAGCTAAAAAAGTATCTTGCAAGTCAGGAGCACCTTAAGCCTGCGTCAATCGGTCATCGAGTTCGCTTTCTTAAGTCACTTTTTAAGTGGGCTCACGATGAAGGCTTCATAACTGCAAACCCGGCATCAAAACTCAGGGAACCTAAAATGGGTACCAGGCTTCCGAAAGCACTTTCAGAAGAGGATGTTGAATTGCTTCGGGAGGCCTGTGAAACACCACTGGAACATGCCCTTATTGAATTCCTTTATACTACCGGCTGCCGGATTGGTGAGGTGGCCAGACTAAACCGGAATGCCATAGACTGGGAAACCAGGTCTGTGGTGGTTCGGGGGAAAGGCGATAAGGAGCGGGAGGTTTATTTCACTATCAAATGCGGCATATGGCTAAAGAGATATCTAAAACAGCGTAAAGACAATGATGTGGCCCTATTTGTTACGGAACGAAAACCTCACCGTATGAGCATTGCCCAGATCCGATATATAATAAAGCGGGTGGCAAGGCGGGCGGGGATACAAACCAGCGTTTACCCGCATAAACTCCGCCACAGTTACGCCACACACCTGCTTAACAACGGGGCGCCGCTGGAAGGAATTCAAACCTTGCTTGGGCACTCGAAGCTGGAGACAACACGTCTATACGCCCAGTTGTCCGGCCCCCGGCGCAGAGAATTTTATCAAAGATACTTTAGATAACCACCATAACCACGGTGGTTATTGTTTTTTGAGGTGGTGCATATATGGCCGACGACCAAATACAATCGCTGGACATGGGCAATGAAGAGGGCGGCAATTACTCCTATACAATCTTAGACGGGATGCTTGCCCGGCTGCCCAACCTTTTCGCAAAGACCGGCATTAGTAACATCGGCAAACTGTTCGACCTGGCCGCATCGGAACTTGAGGATCTCAAAATCGCATTCCGGACCATCCGGCAGTACCGGGACATCGACCAGGCCATCGGAGCAACGCTTGATCGAATAGGGGAAAACGTACAGGAAAGCAGGGGCCAAAAAAGCGAAGACCTGTACCGGCAGTTCATCAAGGCGAAGATCCGGGCCAACTTATCCTCGGGCGACATTGAAACCATCAATAACGTCGCCCGAGTTTTTGTTGGCGACAATTACGCCGGCCTGGAAGAGCTCTGGAACTTCGGTGGCAAGTATTACAACACGGAACCGGCCGGGATACTCTTGAAATTCTACGATACAGAAGAAACCTACATTATCCCCTATGAAGCAATGGACCGGGTTGTGGCAGCCGGGGTAAAAGCTCTATGGGAAATGACGCACAGGACAAACGAGGTGCAACTGGAAGGCAGCTACGCGGCCTACGATCTTATATACCCTTACTGCGGTACTTTTTACGCCGGGCAGGAGCTTGGAGGGTTGTAAATGCTATATCTCACGGACACGGCGCTTAATAAAATCGCACTTTATTTACAGAGCATCCTCGACCATGGTTTGTACTACCAGAACGGCGTCCCGACGCAGATACCAATTTATGATTCAGAGGTAAGCGGAGATACAATAACAATTTACCTGGAGCTTGATGAGAACGTCAGCGGGGACATAGAAAAGCTGGAGGTAATAGACACCGGTGGCGCGGTGCTAATTGAAAAGGCAAAGACATTTAATAAGGTGTTGGGCAAAGGGCTCCTTGTGAGCTTCACCTTTAGCGTAAGAGAGGTGGAAAGTAGTTGAGTTATACAAAAACCAACTGGAAAGACAGGGTAGTGGAGCACCCGCAGCGCTACACGCTGGTTGATAACGGTGACGGCACGTACACTATCACCCCGGCGCCGGGTACGGTGATCGAGGAAGGTACCCCAGTAAATGCCAGCAGAATGAATAAAATTGAAGATCAGATTGAATTGCTCAGCGTGCAGCCATTGTACCTGAAATCAGCAACATATGATTCTGCAAATGATCAGATTGACTGCGTGTTTGCTGCCGGCCAGATAGAGCTTTTTAACGGCGACTCCCGAGTGCTGGTGCAGGTAAACGACGATGCAACATACAGTATAAACGCGCCGGCCATAAACACCACATACTATATCTTTTTACAACCTGACGGCACATTTACCCACAACACCACAGGCAACGTCCCGGCAGGGAGTGTGTTTGTTTGGGAAGTGGCCACCGGGGCCGCGGTGGACGAGATAACCAAAACCGACAGGCGGTATCAAATAAGCGGCGTGGGGGCCAAGCTTGCTGCACATTTGGCCGATTATGCGAACTACCAGCGGAAGGTTAGGATGGGGGCGATGTAATGGGAGTTACGGTTAAAAAACTTGGTCAGACGGCACTTGATACCACACCAGTAACAATATGTACTGGTGTAGCAGGGGGGCATACTGAAGTAAAAAACTTGTTCATTACTAATACCAATCCTACTACGGAAAGAAAAGTGAAATTATTTGCTCATGGAACAGCTACAGGCAATACGCTTATTGAAGAACTAATTATCCCAGCAAAAGGCACAAAAATATTCACGAAAGAAGAAATTGCAATTGTTCTTCCAGAGGGAGAGAGTTTATCAGCGTTGCAAGATGTAGGAACAGACGTAATTGTTACAGCTTATGGGATAGAGGAGGTATAAGGTATGCCTATTAGCATTCCTGAGTCTGAAAGAAAAGGATTGTCGTCTGACATTGTAGTGCCTCACGGAGCGAGTATCCCTACTTACGGAAGCGCTATGGCAGTTGCCGAAGTTGATGGGATTATATATTTTATTGGAGGATATAACAGGGATGTCCAATACTCACAATTAAATGAAGCCTATGACCCGGTAACGGATACTTGGACAACTAAGGCGCCGATGCCTACGGGCAGAGAATTCTGCAAAGCTGGGGTGATAAATAGTAAGATATATGTTTATGGTGGTTATAACGGTGCTTATTTAGGTACTCTTGAAGAATACGATCCAGCAACAAATTCTTGGACATCTAAAACAGGGGCCACCGCAAGGTATCAATTTGCGCTATGTGTGTTAAATGGCGTTCTTCACGCATTTGCAGGACATGATGGTTCGGCTGCCATCACGACACACGAAATTTACGACCCAGTTACAGATACCTGGACATCAAAAGCTCCATATCCGCAAGCATTTTATGACTTAAGTGGAGCAGCAACAGATACAAAAGTATATGGATTTGGTGGTATAGCTGCTAACGGCTATGGAAGTGCTCTTTGTTATGAGTATGACCCGTCGAGCGATACTTGGGCTCAAAAAGCGGACATGTTAAAACAGGCTTATGGAGCAGAAGCAGTTGAATTGAATGGTTTAATATACGTTTTAGGCGGACATTATGGATCAGGTACTGCATATGATGATGTTCAAATATATGACCCGGCGACGGATACATGGGAATATGGAGTGGAAATGCCAACTGCGAAGTTCGATTTTCATGCAGTAGTTTCCGGACAGAAAATATACTGTTTACAAAAAGGTATTCCATATAGTCTAGAAATATTTGACCCTGAAAAAGTAAATACTGTTGAGCTTATAAGAAGCGATAGTAATGTGATAGTTAGCATTACGAAAACACCTATACCGTTAGAAATATACGATATTGACGGCTTGGTGGGTACTTATGATGTAGGTACTTATGGCCCTTTCGTGGGGCCGGTTACTGTTAAAGTCCCTAAAGAGAGGGCATGGTCTAGAGCGAGTACCAAGGCCGCAGTTGTTTTATATTAAGGTGAGGGGGATGATAAAATGGCTAATGTTACTGCCGATATGATTGTTAACGCAGCGAGAGAAAAGGGAATAGCTATCTCTGAGGAAACAAAAACTAGTATTCAGCTTGAGTTGGGAAAAATAGACCAAAATATAATTCAGTTAGAGGAAGAAAATAAGTTAACTTATGAAATATGGGATAAAGTCTCACCTGTTAACGGTGTACCAGCAGAAAAGTTGCTTAGTAGAAGCGATGTTGACGTCAATAGTGAGATTTATTTAATTAAGGATGCAAATACAGGTAAAGTGCTTTATTTTCAACCGCATGCACCGGGAGAGATTGGCTTTGTAAGAATGAAGACAAAGGCAGAGGCAGAAAGCGCCGCGAAAAAGCATAGGTTTCTATTAGCGGAAGCAAGAGCAAATGCTCGGATTATAAAAGAAGTTTTAAGTAAATTTAATATGCAGTAGGACTTAACTGTGCAACAACGGCGCCCAAAGGAGGCGTTATTTTTATGCCCGGGCTCCGGTGAGTGCCCGGGCTAATTACAGGGGGTGGCCTCATTTTGAATACAGATGAACGCCTGGCCATCCTGGAATCGGAGGTGGCCCATTTGAAAACGCGCGATCAGCAGCTAAACGGTAGCATCCAGAAGGTCGAAGCCATGGTGTGGAGAATGTGCCTCGGGCTTTTCGCGGTGATGGGCGGCGTAATAGCCACCTTTATTGCCGTGGTGTGGGAAAAATGACTACTATACTTGCCATCGCGCCGGTCATAGTCCTGCTGGTGTATTTCTATTGTCAAGATCGTTACGACAAAGAGCCTTTGTCCAAGCTTGCCGAGGCTTTTTTTGTTGGTATGATCGTGGTGTTACAGATTCAGTACCTACAGGACCTCTTACTCGACATCAGCACGCACATAGCATGGCAGGCTTTTATTGTGGCGGGCCTGGTTGAAGAAGGCATTAAGCTTATGGCATTAAGATTCACCATTTACCGGGACAAACACTTTAACGAGCAGGTGGACGGCATTATCTATGCCGTTTTTTTGGGCCTTGGTTTTGCCTTGGCCGAAACAATTGTCCTATCAGTTGACCATTCAACCAGCATTGTCCGGGCGGTTACCGCTGTCCCGGCACATGCCATGTTCGCCTGCGTGATGGGCTATTACCTGGGTAAGTACAAATTCCACAGTAAAAGAAACCTGCTAGCTTACGCTTTATTTGTACCTGCGGTTTTACATGGGGTATATAACTATCTCTTGATGTGCGGCCATACCTGGGCGCTGATTTCGTTTGTACCGTATCTCATAGCCCTCTGGGTAATCGGTATCAGGGATACGGATATTCACCTGAGAAACTCAAGGTTTAGGAGGAAATCCAATGTTTAATTGGATTAGGGAACACAAAGTACCGGCTCTGTTTATTTCTCTACTTTTGATCGTGGCGCTGGTATATGGAGTGACCCGTGGCGTAGGGTATCTTTCTGCCCAGCGACAGGCGTTCATTGACGAAATCGCCCCGGGAGCAATAGACGGATACAGGGAGTACGGAATACTGCCGTCCCTCACCATAGCGCAGGCTATTTTAGAAAGCAACTGGGGGAAATCACACATCGAGAATAACCTTTTCGGCATGAAGGCTGGGCAGGGCTGGAAAGGCAAGGTGGTCTATCGGAAAACAAAAGAATACACGGGAGGCAAGTGGATCACTGTTACCGCCGCGTTCCGGGCCTATGATTCCTTTGCAGATTCAGTGAAAGACCACTCTCGCCTGCTTGCTTCGCTATCGCGGTATAGGGCAGTGCTGACCGCCGCTGATTACAAAGAAGCGGCGATGCGGGTATGGCAGGGCGGGTATGCCACGGATCCGAACTACCCGGCCAAGCTGGTAAAAATCATAGAAGCCTACGGTCTGGATAAATACGACCAACAGGCCAAGGAAGCGCTTAAACCCAAATACAAATACTTCGCAGACGTACCTGACGGCGCTTGGTTTGCCGACGCCATTAACCGGCTGCATGAGCAGGGAATAGTGCTTGGAAGAAGCGATGGGTTATGCCATCCGCATGAGCCGATTACCCGGGCGGAGGCTATGGCGCTGATTGACAGGGTAATAAACCAAAAGGAGAGTGATTAAAACATGGAAAGTCAGGTTATCCAATTGGCCTACGATGCGCTGGCCATCCTTATCCCGGCACTTGTGGCTCTGGGTATAGAGTATCTGCGGAGGAAGTTGGGTACCGAGAAAATGAGGAAAATCCAGGAAGAATTGGCCGCCAAACAGGAGCTTGCCACCATGGCGGTGCGTTTTGTTGAACAGGTATACAAATATGTACATGGGCCAGATAAGTATGAGAAAGCGGCGGAA